GATTTTTTCTATAGGTAATAACCCATCCTCAGTATGTATTAGGGTACCCTTACCGGTGCATTTACCTGCATTAACAGTATAATCTAATACCCCAATATGGAAAGGTAAATCACCCACTTTATTTTTAATAACAGATTTAACTGCTTTCTCTTGTTCTGGCCTTAATTTATATTTACCTATATTCGTAACTACTTTACTGACTTTAGGTAAAGGTTGACGCATATCTACAACTTTAGGTTTAATCCCCATCTCTATACATCTATTATATACCCTGGGAAGTAAACCTATTTTAAATTGCCCAGTCTTGGTGATGTAATGAATCTTACCATCCCAATTCTGCATACCTCTTTGCCTTGTTCTTAAATAGAAGGCATTTGGATGTCGAATGGCAAACTCATTATAGAGTTTCTGTGCATATTTGAGAGGTATATCAAGTTCACACATATTACCATTCTGAATAATTATCTTACTCATATCAGTTTTTTATTCGATCCCAGAGACTACCTTCTACTTGAGGTTCATCTTCTAAAGATTGTTTACCCTTATTTTTATATAAGTACTTATTGTACCTTTCTATCGCTTTATCATTATACATCTGACTTGGTTCTGGTAAACCATTACACCAAGCAAGTGATTCGAATTGGGCATCTATAAATTTCATAGGATCCCAACCTCTCTCACCCAAGAAAGTTTTTAACCTTAAGAAATGAATTAATTTCTCGGGATTATCTACACCATCATAAATACCAGTAGCAGAAGCCACTTTTTTAAAGTAATAATCCTTAATTCTTATCACCTCTTCAAATTCAGGTCTATCCAATGAGGATAATTCCATCTCGGCTTCTATCTGATTAGTGATGTTCTCTTGCATAGATAATAATCTTTGCATAACATTCCGATAGTCTGTCATCCTTTTTAACCCGGTCTCTATGTATTTGATAAAACCTTCCCGAGTATCAAATTTAAAATCTTCACAAAAGGTATTACATATCTCTGCAAGCTTTTTACAATTTGCCCATTCTCGAGAATTACTTTCGTTTATTTTATGAACTCCTCTATGCTTTAACTTTATACGGATTGCATATAAAATATCAGCAACAAGGGCAGCATCCCCCTTAGATGCTAGTAAAATGTTATTAACTCGCTTAGTACTACTCTTATGGTTAGAAACTAGGACTGCTCTATGATTTATTGCCTCTTTTCGGGCAATAACAAAAAAAGCCTCAACTGGGAAGTTATCTACCTCTAGGGTATTTAATATTTCCTCAAATTGAGACTTAGTTATATGGATAGATGGAGAACGTTTAATATTCATATCATTTCTTTCTTCTTTCATGATACCTTATGTATGAAGTTAGGGTGGTTACAATTACAAATAAAATCCATAAACCTACATATATATAAAACCTTTCAAAGTATTATCATTTAAAAGATATATACCTAACATAACAACTCCTATATACCCAAGAAAAGCAAGAGCTATAGCCATATTTATACACCATTCAATAATAAACTGTTTCATACTTTAGGAATTTAAATTTATATAATATAATAGGAACTCCTTATTTCAATGAGTTTCTGATAGCAATCAATTCTTGATAACTCTGGTACCGAGTAGAATATACTAACCTCATAACAGCAGATTTTCCTAAATCATTACAATCTTTTCCTTCTGGTAGAAACACCACCTTGACCTTTTTATAGGCAACAAGTTTGAGCGCAAGATTGATTGCATATCCTTTGGCATCTGGGTCCAGGAGTATAATATATCTTTCGCATTGGGATTTAAGTAATTCATTGACTTGGTACTTACTAATAGCTTTGCCCATTGTGGCAATGCCTCTATCTCCCATGGTGAGAGCATTAAGTGCTCCTTCGCAAACGAATACCGACCTGTACATCTCCAATGCGTCATGATTAAAGATGATAAATTGTTTTCCAAGGCCTGTAATATCTTTGTCTGGGTTGTTGTATCTGGGGCCTTTTCCAATAACGTTTCTAGCATTGTAATATTTAAGCTGCCCATGGTAATAGAAGGGGATAATAAGGTACCCGTAAGTTTCCCCCATCGTCCCATAGCCGATGCCATATCTTGAAAACTGGTCGACACTAAACCCACGTTTCTTGACATATCCTCGAATACTCTTTGCAAGTTGGCTGTCTCCAAGCGAAATGTTTCTAAATCCCTCGGGGAGATATATCGGCTTGCTTTCGGCAAGTTCGATTTTCTCTTCCTTAAATTGAAGTTCATCAAATTGTCCATTGTTCAAAAAGCTTATTAATTCATGATACTCTGTAAATCCCTCTATATCCATTATTAACTGAGCAGGAGAGGGATGAGCATTACATCGAAAACAATTAGTTCGATACATGGATAGATTAACTCCCAACTTCTCTTCCCTCCCACAGTATGGGCAAGTTGGTATACGCATCCAGCCATGCCTATAATCTCTACCACCTAATCGTTTAATGAAGTATGTTCTTAATCTAGATTTAAACTGATAGGTTATTTTCATGGTTTCTTATAAATTCCTCAATTATCCTCTTTAATTTCTTTAAATCTTCTATATCTAGATCATTGACAACAATAGTTTGCCAACCGTTATGGGATATCTCTAAAGTAACTAATCCATCCCATCTATCTTTTACTATTTCTAATTTCTTTGTTTTCATGTCTATATATCTCCAGTAGTTCTTTCTCTTTTCTTGGAATCGGCATCTGGGTTAGTACTCTTCTTAAATTGTTCATCTAACTTAGCCCCATAGATTTTATCATAATTCACTCTTTCGTCTCGAGTGAATTCCTTACATCTCTGACGTTCTACATCGCATTTGAATAAGGCTCTACCAGAAGGTAAACCATCTCTCTGTACAACTAATTCAGCTCTTAATATATCATCCTGTTCTTCCTGAGCAGTAGAATTAAGACCAAAAATAGTTTGGGCATTACGAATGATTGCAATGGAACCGGATATATCATTTTCATCATATCTAGTAGCTCTATGTTTCTTACCCTCTCTTGTAATGTGGTGAGCAGTCCATACAATGTCTAAATTGAGTTCTTCTGCAAGATTTTGCAAGTCTATATACACGTTGGATATACGATCGAAATCTTCTTTATCTCTGGCAATAGAAGCTAACTTACCAGCATAATCTACGAATAGAACCTTAACATCTATACCTTGATTTCTGAACTTAATAATCTTATCCCTTATATAATTACAATCAGTAATCATTGCAGGTACTCTTTCAACTATAAGTTCAACCCCAAACCTGGCAAGTTTTCTTAGATGTTTAGATTCAAGCTTATCATACTCTCCAGAATATAACTCTTTCTTCGTTTTATTGATAGAAGATTGAATGAATCTATCGAGAATTTGATCTTTCCCATTTTCAGTATCTACGTAATAAACCGATTTACCCATTCTTAGATAACCTCTTGCAAGGTTTACCATAAAGAAGGTTTTCTTTGCTTTAGGTTTATCTAAGATCACATTAACCGAGTGTTCAGGATATCCTCCAGCATTAGTTAAAGCATTCATTTGCCTAAATGGACAAGGTATTACGGAGGGTTCTGATTGTCTTTTAAATTGTCTCTCTACTATGTCCCGAATCATGTATGCAGGTTCATCCTCCTTCTTGGGTTTACTCTTTTGAAGGATTTTCTCAATCTTACGTGAATATTCTTCGTACTGTTCGAAGTTATCCAAATCGAATGAATCATTTAGATTCTTCATCTCTACATAAGTTGAGAATTGATAGATCTTCTCTTTTATATAATCTGCATCGGATAAGGGTAAATGATAGAGATTACTGATCACTTTATTGATGTTTGGTATATCGTCCTTAGTTACTAAGTCTGCATATTGTTTACCCTCTAGCAATTCTTTAATAACTTCTTTTAGAACATTCTCAGAAGGTATTTTGTTTTGCTTTTTATAATACTTAATGATGCCCTCACAGATAATCGAATGCTCTATTAATACCAGATAATTAGGTTTAATCCTTTTAAGAATCAGTCCTCCTTCCTTATCCTTAATGATATATCTCAGAATCTCTAATTGAAACTCTGGGCTAAATGAAAATTTGGTTTTAGTTTTGTTTCTCATAATTATATTGCAATATTTATAAGCTAATAGATATTCGTAGTCCCATGTTTGTACTGAATGTCAGTTATCAAGAACTATACTACCCTCTACTATGACGTCAGAAAATATAAGTATTATTATTTTATATAAAATATTATTCTTATATTTGCATAAACGAAAACTTAAAATCACATGAGAAGTAGAGGTAATAACGGATCGGAATTGCATAGGTTGAAAACCATGCAAGAGAATTATGATCAACAGATGTTTCTAAGGTTATATAAAGTATGTAAGCCAGTAATTAGAAACCTTACTAAGCAAATTGATTACAAAAGATATAATCTTACTCCAGATATTATATCTTCTTATTTCTGGGATAAGATGTTATATGTATTCAATAAATACTATGGTACTTGTTCGGAAGAACATTTAAAAGCAAGAATCCTTGCTTCACTCAGTACATTTAAGAATAAATTACTTCGTTCGGCATACGGAGAACAAGCCGAGTATAATCAATCCCTATTTAAGTTAGATGATTTATTCGATAATGATAAAGAGTTAGAGGATGACAGTGAAGAAGAGAAAGCTAAATCTGAAATGCTTGAGATGATGTATTCATATATGAAAGATCATTTATCTATTGATGCTTACATGGTATTCGAGGTATTACTTACTCCTCCTCCATATATTAAAGAAAGGATTAAAGATAGTGGAAGGATTACTAACTTGTTATTGGTAGAATTCTTTGATATGCCTAAAACTAACTCTTCAGTTAAATACATATCGGAATTAAGATCAGATATTCAATATTGGGAAGACAGAGCTAAAGAAGAACTTAAGTATTAACACAAAAAGAAGGAGATATTTCCCAACATCTCCTTCTCCCTAACACATGAGTTTTAAGCTAAAAATAAAATGCGCAACATCAAAAAGTTTTTCAATTTTATTATAGTTTTATGATATAAGCTAGTATATAATATCCCGGTTCTATATTTATAGAATTCTGAGCAGAATTATTGACTTCTGAAGTAGATTCGAGATATCTTGCCCAAACTGGATTATCCATGGATCTATTTTTGGGATTTACAGCTTGACCTATATTTTCATATTGAACATTACCCGGACCACCACCATTAGGGGCATGATCAAGAAAGAAATAATCTCGGTATGGGTGAGTATGTTTAGGCAATTGGTTAGCATTAAGAGTAACCTTTCCCTCTGCATTACCTCCAGTTTCTCCAATAGTACCATTACCGGGTCCCCATCCTTTAACGAATCTTCCGATAAGGTTAGGTCTACCGTCTATACCATCACATAAAGCCCAACCATCGGGAGGAGTAGTACCTGACCAAAGCATAATGGCTCCTTGAGGTATAATCTTAGCAGATTGATCTATGCTTCCCTTATAGGATTCGAATAAGTAATCAATGTACTGTTTAATGTTTTCATAATCATTGGGGATACCAGACAATAAATTCTCTAATCTTTTTACTGATTTATTAACCAATCCTCTGTAAGCTGAAGTAAAAGGCAAAGGTTGGGGGAATATTCCACCATAGGGAACTATAGAATAATCCTCTACAGTATTAGTGTTAGTATCGGTACCTGAGCCATAGATTCCAATAAGTACCATAGAATCTTTAGAGTTCTTATATCTAGTACAGTTTGCCTCTACTTGCTTAAGCAAGTAAGTAAAATTCATTTGAGAATTTATATAGGGGTCTCTCCCATTAATATCCCATTCATGAGCATTATCAGCTATGGGGTAATAGGGGTTAAGTGACTTCTTGTATAGGGTATACAAAGATTCATTACCTTCTGACCAATAGGCTACAAAGTTAACTGGGTTTTCAATTGGCTCAGTAACTTCATCATGTACTGCAAAGAGAAATACATCATCAGTTACACCCCTATTCCCCTCAATGGGTATATTACCAATTTCTTTTTCGTCTGAGATAAAGATATATCCATCTCTTGAAATACATCCGAACCATATATCAGGTAATTCTCCATCATTCACATTTTTCTTAATATACCGAGCATTAATACGATCGAGTATATCATTCTTGAAAAAAGAATCATCATTACCTTGTGATTGTACCTTGAGAGTATTACCGTCTACAGTAACAGAACCAAATCCACAGAAAGGGCCTGCCCCAATTGGGCAAGCTATACCTTCTGCTACATCCTTAGATTTAATAAGGCTTTCGAATTGAAAATAGGTTTTCATATACTTTTGTTTTCTTTGTGAATTTTAACTTGATTTCTGATATCGGAAAAGGCTTCCCCGAAGTCTTTGAATTTAAAGGTTATAAGTAACCATAGTAATTTCCAAATACTATACTTCTTATCAATCCCATGTAAGGTACAGATATGACCATAAATAGAATCCAACTCAAAGCAATAACAAAGTATCATTACCGATATGGCTACAATTATAGGATCCAAGCCATAGGGTTCTCCTATGGCTTTTCCCAGTACTGCTCCCAAAGAGATATAACAAATATAATCTATTATCTTATTGAGAGTTCTTCTACCAGCTCTGGACTTCCTTACATTTACATTCAAATACTTAGAAGCTCTTATCCCAAACCATAAATCCGAAACTATTAATATGAACCCTAATAGGATCATCCATCTTAAATCGAAAACGATCTGGGTACATTCTACGAAAATTGTAGTAAATAGAGTTTTTGCAAGTGAACCCATAGCGTGAGAGGTTATTACTGTATTATATTCCATTGTTGACTTTCTCCTGTATTAATATTAACTTGTTTATTTTCCAAATCTGAAGCTTCCCAGATAATTTCTACAGGAGTTACCTGGAATTCTATATCTACCCGATAAGTAACTTTTACATCCTTCTTATTAGCTGCCATAAAGGTATACTCTCCGGCTTTTGAAGTTTCAAAAGTATACGGAGAAGGATGTAATTCCTCTGACCCCTCTAACTGTATACTGGTATCAAAGTTATCATGGTTAGAAGTACAGGTTATTATGGTACTTACAGAATCTACCTCTGGAGTAAGAGTATCCATTTCTTTAGAAGCTTTAATCTCTACAGTCAATGGAAAATCTTTTACAGTCAACTTAGTGGATATTAAGAAGTATTCCGAGAAGAAAATATACTTACCAGCTTCTTTTAATTCGATAATCTCTCCAGTGTTTACTTTATAGGTTTCTCCTGTTTGATCACAGGTTACTGTATTATTCTCTCCCATATCGAAGGTTGCCCTTAGTTCAAACCTTGCTACTGATTTATTATCGATTAACTGATAACTAGCTTCGGATTTATCAACGGGATCCAATCCCAAATCATTGTTGAAATAATCTGGTGTCCAAGGAGAAGTACCGTCTGGGTTAGTTTCCTTTACATTCTCTGGTTCAATGTATAGGTTATACTTAAGAGGCCTTACATAGGGGTTAACTTCCCAAATTACAAATACTTCTGGATCTCCTTTACATACTGCCTTATATTCTCCAGTATTTATACAAGTGAAAGTATAAGTGAATTTAGTATACTGATCATCTTCAGCTTTTTCCATTGTAATAGTATCAATTAGCATACCATTCCAGTATATATCTAATTGATTATTTATATACTTACTGTCATCTTCTTTTGGAGAAACTAGAAGAGTTAAATCAGCATAAGCTTCTTCCTTGGCATTCAGTTCCAAAGTACCCGGGCCTTGCAAAGTATACTGATAGTAAGTGGATATTTGAGTTACCAAGAATTTACCGAGATTACCGCTTTGAGTTGTATCCAGAGTACAGATGAAAGTAAATAACCTAAAGGAATCAGCTGTAAAAATATCTCCATTATTATACACCCTACCAGGATTACCCTGCTCATAACATTGGAGATCTGGAGTACCGTATAAATCTGAGATAGTTAGCTTAGTCTGAGCTTTAGCTAAATCTTGGATATCTACTCTAGCAGCTTCTGGATTACATACTACAGTATATAGATTCTCTTGTTTTGAAACAATAACTGTAACCGTATAGTTTGAATGGTCTACTATTTCAAAAATGTAAGATCCGGGTTCTGAGAATGACCAAGATTGTCCAGAGGGTTTAGTTTCTTCTGTACCTTTTCTTCTCACTACTAATTCAGTTTCTGTACCACCTTGGACTACAGATGCCTTTATTACAGTAGAGGGGTTTAAGTTCTCTGGAGTAATCCTAAGAGTTTTGGGATCAGCAGAGATCTTATAAGTAGGCAAATTACTACCAGAACCCACTACGATAGAAGTAATTATCTCAGGATTAGCCACACTTCTAAAATAATAGATACCTGGAACTGTGGCAATATAAATACTTTCGTTATCATGCCTTTTGTATCCCCATAGATTATCAGGATCTGATTCTTCTTTTTTATACATTACCTGATACCTTAAATCAGCTTCAGGCCAATCTGAGGTTACTGTAACTCGAATGGGTACTTTATTATTGGATCCCAGTATAATAGAATTAACCTTGGGATCTACAAATTCAGCAAATATAGTATACTCATCGATAAATCTAAACCCATAATCTATGATGGTAGCAGATACATTGAAAGGTTTAAACCTATTGATAATATTCTCTACTCCCTTTCTAAAAGAGAAAAATCCACTTTGATACTTATCGGTATATGGATGACCAGTAACTTTAAACTTTACTGGTATACATTGAGTACATTGAAAAGAATTATCAAAAGTACCCTTATCGAAATACACAGCTTGATCGAACCTTGGTTTAGATTCTTCTGGATTAATCCAACCATTATAGTCTTTGTCTTTAGTAGGATCTTGCATTTCGCATCGGATACCATACATTCGGAAGATTATCTCGAAAAAGCTTTGACTACCTCGGATTTTTAAAAGGGATATAGAATACCCTAATAATCTTCTTACTTGTTCTGAAGTTAACGAGAAAGGTCCAGACTTCGGTATAATCCAAGTTCTGGATAACATCTCTAATTCTGAATCACCTAAGAGACCATTGAAGTTAGTTCTCCAAGCCTCTTCATCTATATGATTGCCTATGGCAAAAGGCATTTGTCCCAATAATTCCCAGAAATATACTAGATACATGTCTGGAGTTTTATCGAGATCTTGGATTTCTAGTAACTTAGTAGTATCGGAATATATTTCATTCCCAAAGTAATCTCCACAGATATCTAGAAACCTTTGTAAAATGCCCTTTCCATCTACCTTATACGTATCGGAATCCTTGAAGTAATAAGGTAGCATGTCTATGAGATTCTTGAAATCGATCATATTAGATAGTTTCTTTTACGGTTAATGTAAGCTGTGAGTTACTACTGAATACTGGGATATTAAACCCAGGGTCTTCATAATCCATATTGGGTTCTGAAATAGTTATAGAATATCTAAATCCATTTTGATAACCATTATCTGCTACACCAAATGAGAAAGTTACATCATTGTCTGCATCTTGGTAAGTAGAAGAATTGCCCACTCTACCAGTACTATCAAACCCTCCTTTTGCGGCTCTAATTCTAAACTCGGTATTATTAGAGAAGGTAATAAAATAAGTATTAGAACCAGTTGCTTTCTCTAACTTAAAGTTATTGATAAGTAATTCTCGATTGCCATAGATAGTATTAGGCCAAGGCTTAGTATAGAATTTTTTAATATGGAGATAATCTACCATTGAGCAATTATCTATGAGGGCATATATATCGGAGATTCTAACACTTCCTCCGATAGTAGATTTCTCTGGAGAATAAGAATTATACAAGGCAGTAAGTATTTGCTGTTGAATCTCTGCAGTCTTATGAGACTTCCTACCAGTCACTTCAATATCCAGGATAATCTGAACGGTACCTGCAGTCTTAACTTGAAGCCAAGTAGATAAAGGAGATCTTTGAGATAATAGGTTATATACTTTATCTATCCTGGCATCTCCTGCAGAGCTACCATTATCTGGGTTTATGTATACTGTAAGTTTTCTACTACATTCATAATCTACAGCGGCTTTGTTAACTCCCTCTACGGTCATTGCTAAATCAGCAAAATCTTGAGCAGTGATGGCTACTCCCAAAGTCTTAACACTAAGAGGTATGTGCTCTTTGATCATCTGGAAGTTTTCATAGTTTGAACCACCTGCTGCAGCATAAGCATTACTTACTGTAGCATCAGAAATTACTCCAGAAATAACTGCCGGTACTGTAGTGATAAAACCAGAGCCTATGTTACCATTGTACCCCTTAGTAAGATAGAAGATTACCTCTGTAATCCTATCCCCCGCATTGGGCTTAGCTCCATATAAACCATCCCCAAAATGTAAATAAGGATTAAGAGCAGAATCTACAGATACCATGAAGTGTTTATCTTTAGGTTTTGAATAAGCAAATGTATCTACTAATACCCAAGTTTCTCCACCTATTTTTAAACTCATGGTACCATGTTCATAGTATTTACCATTGGGCAAAGTACCCAGAGTAATAATTACTCGATCATCAGTAGGTATAATGATACCGTTCAATCGAGAATTACTGTATATTTCATGTTGAACAAGGGGAACTTTACAAGTAGTAGTATTAGGCCACCAAGTGACATCTCTAGAAGACATCCAAACATTTCCAGAGTTATCTGTAAATACAGTACCTGCAGGTATAAGGATATTAGCTCCAATATTTTCACTTGTAATAGATCTAGTCAAAGTTACATCTACTGAAGCTGCAATGGCAGATTTAGTATTATAATCTACTAACTTACCCTGCTTTACCACCGAATCATACTTTCTAGCAGTAGGTAAAAAAGTTTCCCTTGCTACATTATCAATGTAATAATGTAACACCTCTGCGATGGCTGCAAACAACGAAAGGATAATAATGAGGATATTCCCCTCTGAGTAATCAGTAATGAGGATATCTCCATTCTTATCCCGGATGTTTGTTAGCCCCTCTATCAACTTAGCCTTAATTTGTTGATAGGACCTTTGATAAGGATTTAGCCATTTGTTAGTGATTCCCATATCAATAATTATTAAGTGAATTATTTAATCGATCGTAGGCAATGCCCAGGTACTGGCTAGTGTTAGAACCATTAATCACATAGGCAACTTCTATATTTACCTTTGAACCAACTCTTGTTACGATTATTTTTTCAAAGGTAATCCTCTGTTCCCAAGTACCAATAGCATCCTTAATGAACTCTTTAATTATGAACGAAAGGGCTTGTGAATTTGGTTCTTCAATACATTCCCATAGTCGATTACCAAAGTTTTCTTGTCTGAATCTTTGCCCTATTAAATAATATAGGATAGAGGAAATATTATTTCTAACCAAATCGAAATCCCCATTAACTGGATAAATCCCAGTAAGACCTGATTCGTTTTTGGTTATGGTAAAAGGAAATAGAATACCCTTACCAACTATACCGGTGTAATAATTATTTTCCATTAGTGTATGAATTTAGGGTTTTCATAATCTTCTTGTTTATACTGGGTAAAAGGCTGAGAAGCTTGAGTAGGTGTAGGCCCAGTACTAGCCGGACCAGAAGTAACTCCAGTATGAACATGAGTATTGAACAAGTTTCTCAAGTTCTCGAGTTCTTTAACAGTTTGGTTTAGTTTCTCTGTTAACTTAGCAATAATTACCATCCCCTCATTAGTACCCTGGTTCATAATGATAGAATCTCCAGCTACTATATTAACATCCCTTTCAGAATGAACTATAGAGTTACCCTTATTAGATACTATCACATCACCATTAAAGTACAAATTCAGAGTTCCAGAATCATCATCTATTACTATAACATTACCTTCTGGAGTAACTATACCACATTTGTTGGGTCCATCTAAGGGTGAGGGTATTTGTTCTATTCCCCAACCATGATATTCCCATAGAGGTTTAGTAGGGTCTCCAAATTCGAAAGTAACAAATACTATATCACCTATCTTTGGAGCTAAATATTTAAACCCAGTCTGGGTAGATCCATGCTGACCCTTTGGTAAAGCCCAAGTCATAATCCCACTCATCACTTCTGGGACCATTACTTTAAGCCGATTCATATGTTTTTCTTCATCAATATTATTAACTACGATAGCTCTATAAGTACCATAATATCTTTGAAGACCCTCTAACCCTTGTTCGGTTATTACCTTTGCAGTTTCAAATCCCATAGCTATTTCTTATTTTCTTGGTTCTTTTGAAGAAGTTTTCGAGCAGCATCTAGATAGTTATATCGATCTTTATACTTATCCACATATTTTTTAGGAGCTTCTCTAACTTGGACTTTCTGATCTAGAACTACTCCATTACTAGTAACAGTTTCAGTAGTTACTACTGTACCCATAGTACTTTTTACAGGATCATCTGCATAAGCTTCATTCCAAGCTCTAACATTAGATACCTGATCACCGACAGTTTTAGCTCCTGCAAATTTATTTCCTTTACTTTTATCTGCAAGCTGAGTAGAGTAGTAGGTTACTTCTTGTTCGGTAAAATTAACCTGAACTCCAGTTTCACCGTTGTTATTATCTAGATCCTTGCCGAGAGAAGTAGTGGCATTCTTCTTTTGGCCATTTGCCATCATATCCTTAGTATTAAGAGTTGCCTTAGTAGTAGAACTACCGCTCTTAGCACCATTCCTAACAAGTTCTAATTGACAAGTATATCCATTACCTGCATCCATCATGTGAGTACATTTTTTGATATACCAAGCTCCTGACCACTTTCTACCAATATTATCGATTACTAGTATCTGAGAGGATTCTAGAGAAGGTCTACCAACTACTACCATCTGACATTCTTGTTTCCTCTCGGTATATTTCAAACCATTATTAGCAGCAGATTGCATGGCTTTAGCCCAATTCTTAGCTCCCCCAAACCTATTGAATAGGTTGTGATAAAGCTTATAAATGGGTACATTATAAGCCACTTTCTTAAGCCTTCTGATTTTTACTTTTGCTTGAACAATTTTTCTTTCAAATTTTGAACCTTGTTCAATTTCACCTGCAGCATTTGTAGTAGTTTCTATGCTAAGAGAATTGGGAACCACCTTTATCATCGGATCATTCTCTAAAGCAGCCATACCTCTTTGAACACTTGGGTTTTTACTACCATCAGTTCCAAAAGCTACTTCATCGGAAACATTTCCAGTAGGATCAAACTCTCTGGGATCTACTACTTCTTCAGCCATATATTCCATTTTCTGATTACCTACAAAGAGATACTTACTACCATTCAAGGCCTCTTTAATATCAGATTCTGGATCTTTACCAGATTTTTTAGCCCTATCCAAAGCCTGAGTAACGGCATCTTGTTTATTGCTGGGTAATTGCTTAACAGCAGTATCAATAGCTTTATTCAAATCTTCATTACTAAGATTCTTTATTGCAGCTTCTTTACCAGATTTGTAAGCTGCTGCAGGACC